AAGGATATGCGGGTATAATCCTGTGGAGAATTGGAAAGGTTTAGAAGCTAGTCCAGCCCTCTTTGTGTTATTGCCATAGTTGCTGAGCGCAACTGTGCCGGTATAGGCGCTAGACACATAGAGGTACTGAACAAAGCGCCCCTCTACGTCTGACGCTGTAGCTGTGCCGCCTTCAACGGCAAACAGTATATTGCTGATGCCAGCGGGTGCAATGCCTGTAATGTTGTAGACGGTAGAAGCGCCAAAGCTTTGGTCTGCTGTGCCTTGTAACACAAGCGAAGTATTGTATCTAAACGCTGTAACTTTGTTACCTGTTGACCTGGCCACCATTGCAATTACGCCGGTGGGAACAAAAACGGTTCCTTGCAAGAATACGCACACGCGCGTGATGTTCGTACTGGAGAAGGTCGTAGTTGTCGCTGTTGCTGTAATAGTAACCGTGATGTTTGCGCCAGTGTCATAGCCTATGACGTAACCGCTAGACCATGTGCACACATCCCAAGCAAAAGAGCCGCCAAGAGAGTATGAAACACTCTGGTAGGTCAACGCGTTATTGTACAATCGCACCGTATTTACGCCGGTCTGATAGATAAATATCTGCGAACCAACTACCTTGACGCTAGCTCCTGTAAGTCCTGTTAGTTCGTTGTATGGACCGAACTGAGCAGGGATAAGATTGAGCAGCGAGTCAAACTGATATGATCTAACTGTAGTGGCTCCTGAGAGCGTGACAGCTACAGTGATTGTGCCGCCTGATACGTCCATATCGTAATTCTCGATATCGACGCTGAGACCAAGCAGATCGATCAGTGAAGCGGTTACATTGACTGGCCTAGGAGAAACAAGGCCATTGCGATAAATGCTATTTACTACGTTACCGCGTGTGATGATCTGCATGTTGGTTGACATGTCAGCAGACTGTTCGACAACGCCAAGAGAGCCCGGCAATGGGAATGCAGTAATCGGCTGGCTAGTTGGCGTAGCAAGAGACGCAAAGCCTTGGCGCTTAACTATCTCGCCGGTAATTAGCTGCTCGCAGTTGATACCAGAACTCAATGAGTCTGGGTCGCGCAGATTGTCAGCAGTGCCGAGGTCTAGGCCTTTGGCTAGCGGCATGGGTACTATCTGTTTCTCTAATGCCATGCTAGTTGTCTCCTAGAATACCAATAAGCTAACCGTCTGAGTTCCCGCGCTTGTTCTGAGCATTATATACCGCAAAGGGTCTGGATTGGTAGCTGCCCCGTCCCTGTAAACGTCAAAGGATGCTGTCTTGTTGACGACAACAAACCCTCTGCATTCATAGCCTAAATTGTGAGCAACAAGGGATGCTGTGGTGCTGTTTAAACTCACGTTAGTAATAAGCTGCATTTGAGAAGAAACAGCCTGCGTGAGTTGACTCATGACAGTTATTAAATCAGATTGCAGATTATTGACGGCATCAAATGCGTCATCTTTTGTCGCTATCTGCTTTTTAATTGTGAACGTCACCGCCATGGGTAAGCGTTCCTTTGGAAGAATACATCGGTCACATTGACCGGGTCGCCTACATCCCTTGGGCTAGCTGCAGCTACGACTGCCTGCATGGCATCTTGCCTGAGGGCAGCCATTGCCGAAGGGTCGCGCTCCTGCCTTGTGAGTACCTGCACAGAGGCGTCATAGATAATGAAGTCATCAAAGCCAGACAATACATCAAACGTCTGGCCTGATGTTGTGATGCGAGTAGGCCTTGGGACGTAGGTCATCACAATGGCTTCAGTTGAATCAGGCACAGGGTCAATACGCAAGTTATTAGCCTGGCTGCGGTACCGGTATCTAGATGCAGCGCGCAGGTCAAAACGGCTCACAAGACTAGCGTTCTGTTTGCCTGTGCGTGCAGAAAAGTTGTAAGTGCGCAGCGGGTAACGGTCCCCGCTAATGACAATGTCAACACCTTTAAGATGCATCAAGTCAGACGCTAGCGCATAATCACGCTGGCCGACTATAAGACTCTTAGAAGTGTCTTCAGTGTCAAAGAAGGACTCATACTGTGTTGCTATGAGTCTGTAGAGTTTGTTGTAACTGCGATCAATGAGAGTGAGTAGATACGCATCTGTGATATGCGCATCGCTATCGGTGTCCGTCAAGCGACGAACATCGGTCATTAAAACTGAAGCCGTCGCTGTGTCTGCCACCGTTAATCCTCCATCTCACTTTCGCCTTCATCTTCCGACTCAAACTCTGGAGACGGCAGAACGGCCAAAAGCTTTGGCAGCTCTTTGATGAGCATCTCAGGATCACCTGCTTTGAATGCCTCTATTACGCGTTCAGCGCAGATAGAGACGATATCAGAGTAAGGATCTTTCGGGCCTTCCTTGGCCTTCATTCCACCGCTCAGAGCGATGAGCAGGGACCCAACCTTTTTATCAGATCCCATGCCCATCATGCTACACCGCCAGTCATTCCAGTGTCAGCTACAACGATTTCAAAGAGAATAATCGTGCCGCTGCTTGGGTCCGTTTCGGTGGCTCCCACTGCTGTTCGGATAGCAAGCGATCCCGCCGAGCTTGTGGAATCAGTCTTGATGCTCGTGATAAGCCCCTGATCCGTCGCTTGGATGAAAGTTGCGTGATACTTTAAAAGCTTTTTATACTTACGATCTAAAAGGATCGTGTACTCGCCCGTCGCATCTCGCGTAATGCTTGTGAGTCCGTATCCACTTGTTGCAGACACAGCCCCGGTGCTTCCGACTGTCAGCTTAATGTACAAAGCAGTTACGCCCTGCTCTATGGCCATCGGCGGATTGCGTTTTAAATAGGTCACTGTTGGCATATTAATCTCCTTTCATTGACCTATTAATTAACGAAGCTTCCCGTGGAGGTTCCATGCAGGGGCTCTGCATACCAGGCCTGAGTAACTAGTAAGCCGGATTTCTACTCCATCGGCATTCGCCTGTCTAAGCCAAGGTAACGTGTCCGTATTGAACGCATCAACGATAGGGCCAAGTGAGCGAAGCTTCCAGCTCTTAGAAGTCAGCAAAAAGAATCGTCCAGCTGGTACAGTACGGTCAGCAAGGATGGTGATTGCACCCTTAGAGCCGTGAACCTTGATACCAGAGAATCCGATTGTGCCATACTTAGCTTGTCCAGAGTTGGTTACCACTTCATTGTAGTAAACCTTTGAGCCAAGCGCATTGCGCAGGTCTTCAAAATCTTCAAAAGACATGAAGCCATAGTCTGGCATACCGCCCTCAGCTTCAACCAACGTTACAGCTCGAGATACTGCTTGCTCAATTGGCAGAGTGCTCAAGTCAGGAGCAAGGCCAGCTAGACGACTAGGGTTAGCCGAACGAGTAACGCCAAAGAACGATGCAGCAAGAGCAGTAGCGCGGCTATCGTAAGGAATCCATGCGCTAACACCAGACAAGCAGAGACCACGGTCTCCAGACCGAAACAGGTAGTCACTGTTAGCAAATGATGTAATTGCCGCAGCAGACGCGAGGGTAATTGTACCAGCGCCGGAGTCAACAGCTGTAACAGTTGTCGAACCTGCTCGCAGCGATCCGCCCGATGGAGCAGAAGCAGCAATAACAGTCATTCCAACTTCAAAGTTTCGCGCATCTTCAGGAGCGCTGAAAGTTACCGTGTTGGTTGAAATGCTAGCGCGTTGTCCAAGTGCACCAGTACCGTCACGAGCAAGGTCAATAGCAATGGCTTGGGATACACCAGCGATTGCATTCTCATACTCTTCGGTCAGAGCTTTGAGGAATGCGCCCTTTTCGTTTGACGATGCCTGAATTGTTTCGTTGTCCACAAAGCCAAAGCCATACTTCTTAACTCGGGTAAGCAAGAATGCCTTGTACTCGCTGTTATGGTTCTGCGCCTGTGCTGTTGCAAAAGTGGCCGAGATATTCTGAGGGTTGCCATACATCAATGTTTCTTTGGAGCTGTCACCAAAGAAGGACTCATCTTTAGGAATCATAGCCATCATCGGCTTGTCGGAATAAATGAGTTTTTCGATCTTGTCTGGCGGATAGAGAGTCTTCAGCGCCGGGCCGAAGGTAGTTAGGTCAAGAGCCATTGTATAATCTCCATTGTGTTAAATATGGCACACGATGGAGACAGGGATTTAGCGTAGACCTTGCAGATCCGGAAGTAGCTTTAGAGCTAGCTCAAATCTCTCAGTGTCGCTGAGATCGCGCGTGTCATCTTGTCGTGTGCTCTGGTTTCTTAGTCCTGAGTCACTGAGTCCGAATGGCCGCGCTTGCTCTGACCTGCTTTGCTCTTGCTCTGATAAACCTAGCAGTTTTCTGATCCGAGGATTAGAAACCACTTTCTTAAAACCTTCAGCTAGCCTTGATTCAACGTGTTGCATGGCTTCCTCATCGCTGAGGATCTCACCCGTGGCGTTATAGTGCTCGCTCATATAAACCAGAACGTCTTCGTGGCTGCCGAATTGATTGACTAGATCATAGCCTGAATCATCACGCGCGGCAAGTGCCTTGAGTCCTTGGAGTTTGGCGTCTTTGACACGCATGATCTCTTTCATCTGCCCTTGCGATGATTCTTCCTGCAGCTTGGATTTAAGAGATTCAAGCTCTTTTTGCAGACTCGATACGGTCTTTTTTGTTTCATCCTCTGGGTTCATGCCAGCGTAGATGTCTGTCAGTTTGTCGTAGTTGAGCCCAAACTTCTCGAGCAGTTTGAGCGGCTCTTTTTCAGCTAGTCCATTGAGCTCGTCAATGCTGCCAACTTGTCTAAACTTCTCTTTGATCTCTTGCTCGCGCTGCATAAGGGCACGCTCGCGAGAAGTGAGGCCGTGAAATTTAGACGTCAGCGAATCTTCTTTTTTCTTGAGCTCTGCCCTGAGTCGCTCGATCTCGGATTGCGGCTCGCCTATAGGTGCATCGGATTTACCCGGGACATCCTGGGACATGGGGGCTTGGGATAAACTATTGAGTAACTCGGACATGCTAGCTCCTTCAAATTGCTGCTTGCTCTAATAACGCTTGTTCGGGTGAGGCGGCCATGGGGGCCTCTGGGGTCATGGGGGCCTGTGGCGGCATTTGCTGCGCCTGTTGCGCCTGTTGCGCTTTCTGCGCTAGCTTGACGAATCTATCGTTAGCGTCCATATAGCGCCGCAGCAGGTCCATCTTGACTTCTTCGTAGTCTGCCAGTTTACCGATGTTGTAATACATCTGAGCAATCTGGAAATTGCGCGGATGGTCTTCGTATGGGTCAGGAGACACAAAGACTTCAGTGTCGAGCATCAGCTCGATGGTCTTTCGTGGAAACTGATTGCTTGCAAGCTGCCTGGTAAGTACTGCCGAGGTGTCAGGGAAGTCTAGGAGCTCTAGCGCGTCGTTCTGACTAATAACTCCAGCTTGTGCAAGCTCCTGTGCAAACTCAAGTTGTCCCTCTGGCTTCTGCGGGAACATGCTGGTATTGTGATTTTGAATCATAAACTCATCACCCATTTCCTCGATCTCTGTCAGGTCAAACGACTCTAATCCGAACTCTCTGTCGTAGCTCATTACTTTGCGCTGTGCCTTGCGATATTCTTTATTACTTTTGGCGAGCTTGTTGATAAGCTTAATCTCTTTGATCATTGCCCTAGCTATATCTTGATGCGCTATCTGCCTATTCTGCCCAGCAGTCTGAAAGCGTTCACTTTCAATATCTGAAAACTCTCGCAGTGCGCGGCCAGAATTGAGCCCCGGCGGCTTCTGACTTGTTGCAGCAAGGTCGGACACGCCCACTTCACGGAATGCCTTCTGATAGATATCTTCGATATCCCTGAACAGCTGATCGGCATACGGCGGTGCCACTTCCTGCTGTGGCATAGTGCCCGAGTACTCGACGATCGGATTGATATCGTTATTGAGCTGAGCATGGGTCACTAAACTAGACTTCTCGACGTAGGTACGCGGGTTCGAACCGCGCTTTAGACATGCCTGTCTATAGGAGAGAAGCTGATCAAGCTCCGATTGATGACCGGCTAGCAACTCCGCGACGCCAATACCATAGAAGCCAATGGGTGCCCAGATATAGTCTTGTTTGATGATAGGAAAAGTGAATTCGTCATATCCTTCTTCGTCAAGAATAGCGTTTTCAATAGCAAGGATATGTCTGCCGCCCGTTCCGTCATCCTGCGGCAAGTGCCACGCTTCGCACACAAGCACGCGCCTGGAAAGACGGTCATAGGTAGAAGATTGAAAATGAGTGGGCACAGTGAGCAGCTCGATCTGACTTCTCTTGGAAGGATACTTATTAAGCAGCAGCTCAACGGGCACCGACTTGATGCGCCGCATAGTCTGCGGGTCACCGTTTTCGGAGTCTTCGTAATCTACGATAATCTCCGCCGGGTGAATGCGGTTAAGGCACAGTTCAACCTTACCGCCGCGCAACCTGTGGCCTACCTGCACAAAGCCTGATCCGCTCCAGTATGAGTCGAGGGTCTGCATCATATTAATTTCATGAACCTTGGCCTGCATAAAAGCACCGTAGAGCATGCGGTCTGCTCGCTGCGCGAGTCGCTGCTGTTGCCATGATCCGCCCGAGGTGAGCATGCGTACTTTTTCTTTGCGCTTACAGATCTTGCTGTGCAGTGTGTTGATGGACGATTGCACAACGTTATATCGCAATGAGTCTTCAACTACCTTGGAGACGTCTGGAATAAGTTTCAGTCTGCTGATAAGATTCTGTGTCTGTATTGTTACGTTGTCTCTGCCTGTGTACAGTTTGATGTAGCGGTTAAGCATTTGCAGACGCGCAGTATCCTGGGACGTGATAGTCTTGATTTCTTCAAAGAGCATCTTAGCAGCGTCTTCGCCTTCGGACTTCCACCATGCGTCATTGTTAAGAGTCACCATGGTCTATTATTCCTTTTCATGAGCTGCTGTTCTTTGGCATAAATGAGATCGCGCTCTTGCTGCTCAAAGTACTCAGCTGTTCCGTATTTGGGTTTGGCTTGTCTGACTTGCTCGAGATAATAGTACGATTCTCGCCATGCGTACAGTACGGCATCGGCACAGTCATTTGATTGGCCAGGCTTCTCGACTTGTTTACCTTCGTCCCAATTCAAACTGTTCCACTGCTCAATGACCGGACAGTCTTCGAGTACCTTCACACGCCCTTCTTTGAGCTCTGCATTGAACAGCTCAATATACAGTCTCTTGTCGCGCTTCTGTGCAGCCTTACAGTTAATACCGTAACGAGCCCTAAATTCCTCGGCTATGGCCTTGCCTAGGCCCCCTTCGTCAATAACAACCGTTGGTATCTTGTGTTCATCTATGAGCCTTTTAGCCTTTGCAGCTATATCTGAGATAAGCGGATGCCTGTGCTGCTCAGCGTGGATAACGTGAGCCTCTGGACTATCCTGTTCATGCGCCACAATGGCTAGCGCCGTTGCATCTTCAAAGCCAAGGTCAATGCCAAGTACCTTGTTGGCATAGTGACTTGAAGGGGAATGCAGCGTGTTGCGCAGAGGATTGAACAGGTAAACGAGATCATCTGTCGTCTTGGTCCAGTAGCCATAATACTCGCGCAGAAGGACAGGATTATCCTCAGACCAGCCTCTACGGCGCTTCAGATCTTCTACCCAAGCTTTAGAATTCTTGATGTTCGGATTGTCGAACAGAGTCCAGTAAAATGACTGCCATTGATCAGGGTTGTGATTGGCCTTGTAAAAATAGCTGCTGAAGTCCCAACTAGGCGTCCCCATGATCCACAAGTCGCCGTTCTCATCGAGGGTAGCTGGCTCAAGTATTTCTTCGATAAGTGTGTCTATGTGTCCTCTGAATGACGCACACTCATCTAGGATAACTGAGCGGTATGCATGACCTCTAAGGGTCTCTGCGACGTCTTCTTGATTAGCTCCTGCTAGCCATATCTCGCTGCCGTTCTCAAACTTCAGAATGAGATCGGTTTCGCTAGCCTCATAGTCGAGCTGCCATTGGTAACACATCTCCTTGAGGCGAGACCAAAGGAGTCGCTTAGCTGACTTGCGGGTGAGTGCAATATAGAGGCTGATGCCATTGGGAGACTGCAAGGAGCTATGCACTAGTTTAACGGCAGCTAGTTCGGTCTTGCCTGCCCGGCGTGAGCATCTGATAACTTTGCGTTTAGAATCATGCGCTATGGCCTCTCGCTGCTGTGCAAAGCAGTGATCAAATAGACCTTCGAGACGGTCTTCGAAGTTGAGTAGGCCAAGGAGCTCCGCTTCAATTGACAGCATTAAGCTTGCTCGTGAGTTCTTTGATCTTGTCCCTACGCTCTTGCGCCGTCATCTCTTCTGGCCTCTTAAGTACATGCGTGTGTTGATGCTCTACGGTCACCTGGTCATCTTTCCATTTAGCAACTGCCTTGGTGAGACGGTCAAAGAGTCCGCAGTTGAACCATCTGTTCTCTAAATTAGTGAGGCCCTGGTGTTCATAGAACAGGTGACGCTTCATTGTTGCTACCTCAACCGCTTCTGCGAAATCAGGGATGCAGTCTTTCCATCTCAAAAAAGTCGCATAAGAGATATCGATGGACGCACAGAATGCACGCGCTGAGTAGCCAGATGAGGCCATGCGCAAAAGTTTATCGCAGTACTCTTCTTTGTATTTGGACAGTCTAACGTCGTCTAGCTGGTCGCCACTACCAAGGGCCGCCTTCATGCTGCGTTGGGGATTGCTCGGGAACCGGGTCGGCTGCTGGTCTTCGGCTACGTCTAGTACGAACTGGTCGGGCTTTAGGATCTTGGTCTTCTGTCTCATCGTTTCCAGGCTCCACAATGATAAACGGCAGATTACTATACGGAATAATGAAATGGCATGCCGTGATGTCTTCTTTTGATACTAACTTAACGCCAACACCTTGGACAAAAGACATGTCAAAGTTGGCATCGGTGAAAGTTTTTTGCAGGCGCGCCCAAGAGCCTTTTGGCCTAGTGCCGTCTGTGTTCTCAAGTTGGATGTTTTCGTAGGTGATAATCTTTTTAATGCGGCTCATGGGTCAACAAGTCCTCTAATAAAAATGGATGGTAGATAGCGTCAAACGATAGAGCTACTGGGATAGCTGCGCGAGAGCGCCAAGGATAGTAAATAGGTTGGTTGGTTGTAGCTTCTTCGATCATGCGTCTGGCGAACGCAAATCCTCGGTAGCCTGATTTTACATAAGTCCACCACACGATTGAATGAGTTGGCAGATTAGTAACGGCCACCCAACCAAATAGCGGCTCATCATGATCGTAATCACAGGCGATGGTGATCTCTGCGAACTTGAGCATTCGATCAAAGCGGGACCTGAGGCCTGGCTTAAGTATATTCTGATCCATACCCATGTAGTCGGATGCAGAAACTGCGCCCTTGTAGAATGAGTCACGGCAGAAAGGAAGATCGGATTCTTTGAATGGTCTGAGACGTATCTCTATGTCTGGCATTAATTTGTCACTTTGCTTCGTTGATATTGTTATGCGATATTATATTATTGGCGCAAACAAATCAAACAGGCGGGGATATGAAGGCAAAGCTGATTCAGCTGGTTAGTTGGTTGCGGGCATTAGTGCCAGTGATTCTTCGCTATATTCCTGGTCTCGCCGCATGGTCTGCTGTCATCTATGTTATTATTGATTTTGTGCTGTGGGTACTGCGGCACTTTTAACAAAAGGGAGTTTGTTATGGCTGATGTTAACGAATCTGTAGAACTTATTGAAGGTCTAGGCGCATTGTCAAAAGCTGTTGTTGCTTTACTTAAAGACGGCCCACAGCCATCTGACTTGATTGCGCTGATCAAAGAGGTTCTCGAAAAGAATAGCGAACTGAACGCTAAACTGCTTGCTGCTTTTGTTGGCATTGCTGCTGTGCCTGGTGAGCTTGGAGACTTGGACTTGTTTGAGATTATCAAGCTTGGACAGGAAATAATCGAAGAAGTCTAATCTAACGCGGCTTCCTGAGCCGCTCAATCTCTGCCTCTAACTTGTCTAGTCGCTTCTCTTGTACTTGAATAGTTACATTGATGACTTTGGACTGTGAGCTGAGCTCAAAGACGTTCGCAGACAGCTGTTTGATCTCGCTGTTCATTGATTGCAAAGAAGACACGGCAACCGCTAACAGTATTGTACAGGCACCGCACAGCGCTTTGATGACGAGATCGCTGATCCAGTCGATGTTTGATCGCGTGCTGCCTTCCACTACCGTTACTCCCTGCCGTGCCGTCCAAAGCATATCATAGATCCTTACTCGGCAGTAAAAATCTTACCGTCAAAGATAGTGATAGTCCTTGAGTAATTCTTTGCTTTCAGCGTGCGTTTACCTAAGCCACTGAATCCCGGAACGATGACTTGCATGCATTCTTTCCCATTGCCGAACGTGCCAATTTTTGCGCCGTCTACAGTCAAGGCAACGTTGAACTCGAACGGTTCGCATAGGGTAACAGTAAAAGGAGTGTTCACTAACGCAAAGTCAGGAGCATAGAAAACCGTTGGCCGGGGCTCTGGAGTTGGAGACGGCGTAGGGCATGGGGTCGGAGTCGGAGACGGTGAGGCCGTTGGTTTAGGAGAAGGCGTAGGGTCGACCGGCTTACCCGTGCACGTTGAAAGGATAGCGCCAAGAAAGCTCAAGATTGCTAGAAATGTTTCCATTACCATGCCACCTTTAATATTTTAGGATCATGCTTGCGGAGTGCTGCTACAAGTCTTTTCAGTTCACTGATATTTGGGATAACTACGCAACCGGCAGAGCCGGGTGATGTGCTGGCGTTGGAGTCAAGGTGAATGCCGAACGCCGAACGGTCATCAGCAAAGTTTGCAGGAAGTGGAATCCAAACAGGTCCAAGGCCTGGTCCCCATGATGCATCGTAATTATCTTTGCCTGATGCCCACTCAATATTGCCAATGCGGTAATCACCAAAAGGGATGGGCTCCATGCAGCCAGGTACTGAGCGCGGGTGATTTGGCTTACGGAATGACTGTGCATAAGGTTGCCCTGAAACGCATTCAAAAAGTTCGCCCCCGAATTCCAATGCAAGAATTTCTAGTCCATTGCCGCGCTTTTTGCCTGTTCTCTTAAGAGTCGCAACATCACTGCCCAATTTACCTTCTCCTGTTATTCCATCCCAAAGATCTGTTTCTGCCTTGCGGCGCCTAACGAGACCTGGCATGACGCGACCATCTCCGCCCTTGTTGTACTGCGGCATGGTACGCCTAAAGTCTGCAATGGCTCCAGATTGTAGCCTAGTTATTTGGCGTGTGTTGGGTCCGGTGTTGTAGACAAAGGAGACAGCTGCATCAAATTGATTCTGATTGAGCTTGTTAGTGGCGCCAGTAATAAATTTAGCATAACGGGCGATATTGGCTTGTAGCTCTTGCTCTGCCTCTTCTGCTGTCAGTGTGTCCCCGAGCATAACGGCAGATCGGCCATATTTGGCAACACCTGCGCTAAGGTAGTTGGTTGTTCCCCAGCCTATGGTGATAGGTAGGCCATCCACTGAGCCAGGATCACGGTAGGCCTTGAGGCTAAGGCCCTCAAATGATTTGATTAGGTCGATGCATTGCTGTGATGGTTTCATATGCCCTGAAGTTTAGGGCATTAGGGGAGCGGGGTCAATTCGACGGATTATTGACCATAGGGTTTTGGTTGAAAATGCTGCTGCACATTGCGCTGAACTTGTAGCGCATTTTGATATCTGGCAGCAGCAAGCATTTGCTCATTCTGAACGCATTGATGCCAGTTGCCGTCTCTTTGGGCGTGATATTGATCACAAATCTGGGCATATGACATCGTGTGACAACCAACGAAAAACAAAGAAGTTACAATAATGATCGCTCGCATTGTATTTGCTCCAGTCTTTTGATTAGCCATTGGGGAATTCTCCTTTTTCCTGTTTCAAAGTCCTTGTAACTGTCTCGCCTGATGCCTATTGCAAAGGCTAGCTCTTTTTGAGTCATGCCGATCCGGAGTCGGATAGTCTTTAGATCCTCTTGAGTGTCAGCACCTCGTAACCTGTTATTTTCTCGCATTCTTTCACCTTGTCTCCGAGCGCTTTGGTAACTAGTTCTTTGTCTAAGTCAATGCGGGTACGTTGGACGTATGAGACTTTGAACTCACCGATCACATGCTCTCCCATTGGTATCTCTGACTTAATTTGCCGCTTAATGAGGTCAGCTTGCTTAGTCATCTCGTTGATTTGATTCTGGAGGTCGCTGTATTGCTTGAGGATGGATTCGCTAATCATGATATTTCTCCTTTGCAGGGGTTACTGAGCAGCTTACTGCTTGCTCATATTCTCTTTACGGCATTCTAGCGGGAAACTTTAGCACTATTTGCTAAAGATAATGTAACTACCCGTTATTGCGCTTCTTTATCCACGTTGAATACTCAATAGCCGCTTTCAGCTGTCGCATTGCTGCCGTCTCTGCTCTTGCGTGCGCGTATTCTGAGGCTATCCAGAAGCCTATGATCCCAAGAGCCATAAAGGCCAATAGGCCGATAATCCATATCATTATATCCCCTTGTGCTTGCGGTACTTGTCTAGCGCTATATTCATTGCTCGCTTACCGAAGCCAAAATCCTCATCACACAGCGGCTCTACAACCACCCTGTAAGGAGCCGCCGACTCGATCCAGATAATAGCTGTTTTGTCATGGTCTTCAAAGGCAGCATAATGAGCCAACTGAGCGTGGTAGGCATTCTCATACTTGATGGACTGAATACGATGGATATCGCTTACCGTTTTAAGGTCAATAACTGTGCCCCTAGTTAGCCAGTCAAGCTTGCCTTTGCATTCTATGCCACCCCTAACCGCCCAACGCTCGAGCTCTACGTCTGAAGGCATTGGCATGGGTAGCTGAGCTTCGACAAGAGCAAAAAAGAAGTTCTTACGAATCTGACTGATTGCCCAATGATGCTCGTGGCGCATGATAAAGTGATCAGGGGTCGCTAGCTGAGCTTCTGCCTCTGCTTTGATATCTCTGCCAGCTTTAAGGGTGAAATTGGAACAGTAAGGCATTACAACGGCTAGAGTGTCATATCTGTCTGGTTCTAATAGGGCCAGGTGTACAGCTGTCCCAAAGGCTGCAGCTGGAGAAGGGTCTTTCTGTAGCCACGGGGGCAAGCCGCCAGCCTCTTTTAGCTTGCGCTCAAAAAGCCACGCCTCATAGTCTGTCACCATGCCCCTGATATCGGTGCCGCCGAGGGCTAGGGATTGTCTGTAGTCACTCATGCCGCTTTCCCCGGTAGTGCTCGCTTCAAGAAGGCGTGTGAATACTTAGTCTTGATCTTGAAGTCAGGATCGATCATGTAGCAGTTGCCGTGCTTCCTGATGCCCTCAATCTTGCCTGCTTCTATCCATCTCAGCATCGTCTGAAAATGGACACCTACGGCATCTGCTGCCTGTTGGGTTGTCAGATACTTTGATTTTGCTGTGTCATCTTTGATCTTCTTTAGTTTCATACGTTACCCGAACTTAGGTTTAACAGGCTTTGCGAGTGGCTTCGCTTTCTTTTTTGGAGCTTCGCCTGGCATCTCCTTATCATGTAAGTGAGCGCCTTCGGTAGTCCAAAAATCCTTAGCGTCAACATAGATCTTATCATTGTAAGTGCGCTGACCGGTGAGAGCGAAGACGGTCTGACCGATGAACTGATGAGCGAGGTCCGAACGGTCGGCATAGTCATCGGGTACTTCATCATCGGCAGCATAGACTTGTGCAGCATAGCCAATCTTGTCCATGTTCTTCTGTCCAATATCAAGAGCAACTGGATTGTAGCTATCAGACTCAACCGGAAAGCGTGCCCAAACTCTTGAACGATTGAAGTCGCTGCTGTCGTCATCCACTTGCAGGGTCATGACGAACTGCTTGCACTTCTCGTTCTCTTCGTACTCGCTTTCGGTAATAGTGAACTTATGGACACCGTCAGGGAGTGGAGGATAGACCTTTTTCTCGCCCGGTTTCTTTACGAATGTGTCGCCTGTCTTGTTGCTGCTGAATCCCATTATCGCTTCCCTTATAGTAGTTGTTCCCAAAACTTAGCATCTGGATTCTCGATGGACTCTGGTAGGTTCCATCTTGACTTAGCTGTATACTGCGGTCTGTCTTTGGTCAATAGAACCCTGCTGCCGTTGCCTATCACCTTGTCATCTTTAACAAGCGACTTTTGCTTGAGAAAGAAGCAACCATCGATGTGACTAAGAATGTCCACATGAATATCTTTGTGGCAGTCAAAAGAAAACTGATCATAGGTTTCTTGCGTAATCGCGTCTTTTGCTTCCCTTAGTTTCTGATGCGCAATGAGGAGAATATTCTTACCCGCATCACGAAACTGATTGAGTTCAGTCAATAGCTTTTTAAACGCCGTTATCCATTGGCCGCTCGATTGGCCGTACCCCTTAGCATAGATGCTAGGCCAACCCATCTCTGCACACATGCGCAACTGATGCTTGGTTTCAAGGCTGGTAAGGCTATCAATGATGAGGGTATCAAATGAATCCATATTGTCTGAAAGCGTGTTTAGAGCTTCCTTGATGGTGACATCTGGCCCCGGCTGGTAGCGAGCCACATCTAAATAGCTAGTGCCCTTCTCTAGGTCTAGGAAGACGCTGTTAGGGATGAGTGAAGCTAGGGTTGTCTTGCCTACGCCTGGCTGACCGTAGAGTATTGCATAATAGGGTCGCTTCTGTTTGCCTTTGGTGATCATTTGATTCCTTTCAATGCATGGATAAGTTCGACGATTTCATCAATTGAGCCTCTGAGTGTTAAGCCGTTAATAGTGAGAGTCACTTTGCCCCATGACATTCCTTGTTGCATCTCTTTAAGATCCTTGACTGCATCAAGAAGAACGGACGCTGGCTCTTTGGTTAGCTTCTCAACCCGTGTTTGCGCATCTTCTCTGCCGATGCAGTCTGATAAGGCTCTGTACCAAAAGTAAGTCTTGACTAGAGTGGAGTTTGATACTTTCCCTTTGCCCTTCCAAAGATCCTCTAGTTTCCATTGCATTTCTAATAGTGTCTGCATCGCTTTTCCTTATCACATTGCTAGTGACGTATAGCATGGTGATAAGAGAGGGTCAAGGGATTTGACAGAGTTGTTTGAGTGTGGCAGTATGGGGATACCCCAGATACGACCGACCGACGACCGACCGACGGAGCCCGGAAAACAAAATACAGATTACAATTTGATGATTCTTTGTTGCGGCTTTTTGCCGCTTCTTTCCGTTATTGCCGACGCCGCTGATGCCCCCCAGAATACTCCCTTCCCTCTGAGCCTCTCTCAAGAGCCCGGAGGGGGGGTCTAGTCAAGAGCGCTATAAAGTAAAGCAGTGCTAGAGCCCAGTCCTGGCTCCAGAGCGAGATCCGAGGGAGTGAGTGTCTGGGGGGAGTTGATTTGCTTCTTAATGTTGCATACGGCACGGGACGGCACGTCCCGTCATAGTGGATGAGCTTCACCATGTATACTGTATATAATACCCTCCTCTATAGGGTACGAATTCAACAAGTGTGACGTGACGTGACGCCGTGCCGTGATGATTAATTATGTAGCACTTTTATCATCAGCGATGGATACTTGGAGAAACTGCTTGTTAATCCCACCAAACCCTCTTCTCTTGGGCTGCACGTTATACCATCCCTTTCGCCTTCGGCCGCCGCCTTCCTTGAACGGCTCAACCGAGAAGTTCTGGACGACGTCATTAGCAAAATATGATTGCAGTCTTTTCACTACGCTTTGCTTGTTCTTGACGTGACCATGCGGATTGATATCCAGCATCTTTTGAATCGTCTCATTCAGGATGAATGTGCCTGGTGCGTATTCAATGTTTTCAGATATCCAAGAATCGACAGCGCTATAGGTGTCTTCTGCAAGGTCAGCTAGAACTTCATCCGTGTTTGTTGGTATCCTGTATCCATGCAGCGCATAGTTGACTAGGCAATACCCTAGAAAACAGGCAAAAGAGGCGTCTAGCTCGCTTTGAACGTCTCTTAGCTGTCCTTGCCTAGGTTTACTCTCAATATAGCGCAGTCGCCTTCTTTGGGCCATAGAATTGTCAAATGACGGCGTGTTGTTCGATGTAAACATAAAGGCCAGTCGGCTTTTGATTATGACGTGCGGCCTGCCCTTTCGCTCAATCAAAAGAGTCTTGTTGCCGCCTGTGAATTCTTTGACACGGTCAGTCATAAAGTTTCCTTTCGGCACTTCATCTATTCGCACGAACCGCCGATTGATAAGCGGCTCACCGCCGAATCGGCTATGAAAGTCATTGAACGATAGCGGAGTGGCTGTTGCTCCCATGTTCCTAAAGAACAAGTCTGATAACTCACCTTTCCCGTCCGATCCCTCGCCGTACCAGTACAGCAGCTCGCTTGATGGCGCGTCTTCACTGACCACGCGGCCAAAAAAGCAAGTGAGAATATCCCACATGTCAGGTGATGCTAGTTGCCCTTTGAGATCGTGAAAGAATTGCGGTAGCTGCTCCATCAAAGTGTGAAGGAATGCTTGACGGTCCTCATCGGCTATTGTCCGAGATAGGTTGAAGTCAACCGGCAATCTATGGAGCACATAAGGCCTGCTTGAATAGTCACCATCTAGTGGAGTGTCGCCAACTGCTACGATAGTTTCGTGGCTTTCACTAAGCGCAAACGTCGCCTCGATATGCTGCATTATGAAGCTTATTTCTGCAGGCCAAAGCTTTCCATATTCACCAAGATTATACAGCGGATCAAGGCTAACCTCTTCGCCTTTCTTGATTAACATGTGTTTGATTTGTTCTCTGTCTAGCGTCTTAACCGTCTTGGTCTCTTCGCTTGTGACTTGGTAGAAATTACCTAGGTGATACTTGTTTGCCGGGTCATCTTGGAACCAGCGTTGAATGTATCCGCGTAAGTGGGATTTTAGCTCTTGTTTATCGCTTTCTTTTGACATAATATATCAGAGCTCCTTACTAGGGTTGCACATCAATTCCCAGCCATGCACCACACATGAGCTGGGATTTTCATTTTACTCCGCTCCGATTTGACTTGCAAACATGCCGCAAGTAAATTGATTGGATGAATACAGAGCCAAGAAAAAGAATTAGGGACAAGATTATAGATTCAATTCTATATCCTGAAAATCCTCTTCTCACTTACCGTAACATCAAAGAGAAGACCAAGGGACAGCTGCTCAAGTCTGTTGAAGCAGTATCTAGCGATGTGACCTATTATGTGCCACCTGGCGAACGTAACAATCAATGCGAATCAAAAGTACAGTCCGAGATTATAAAGCACTTGAAAGCTAAAGGTTGGTTCGTTCAGAAGTTCAAGCCTGTTAACTTAGTTGGCTCAATCAACCGCGACCTAAGACTAGTCCCAACTGACCGGGGAGTGCCCGATATCCTCTGCTGCTGGAATGGCAAGTTCATTGCCTTTGAAGTCAAAGCGCCCAGAGTCAATGCCCAGGTCAGCAGCTTCCAACAGCGTGCCATAGCTAGGATCAGAGAATGCGGTGGCTTCGCTTACGTCATCCACTCCATTGCTCAAATAGAACAGATCATCAAAGACACTAACAACTTTGAGAATCAACTTGACTCTCCGCTATGCTTAACATACAAGCTGTATCAGCAAGGTCATCGTTATTAGAGGCCACAATGGCACACGTTTATCTTGAGCCCCCAAGCCTGTCCGATATGTGTTGGTTCTGTATTCAACGATTCAAGACCTATCACATCTTCAGCGGAGACAATGGACGTTTCTATGAAGCTGACGACCTAGGATCGCGTGACGTGCCCGTAAACCACGTTAGGTGCATGTTGGCCCGCGACCTTCACGCTAAGTTTTTTGTGACCAGTAAGGTGCGGAAGGTTGTTATCGATAAAGTCATAGAGGCTATCTTTCAACAGGCAAAGAAGCACGCAGAAAGGGTCAGGAATGAACTATCTAGTTCAGATATTTCGTATTGACGACTTGGGGCATGAGGTCTTTGTTGGTGAAAGTAGATTCCATCTGCTGTCCGATGCCAAGCACAACGCCAACTGTCATGGTCCGGATTACAGGGCTGTGGTCAGCAATAATAGACTTGTATACGTCAAAGAGTTTGGTGAGGGCGCCCTACCAATGACAGATCGCCTCGCGGTAGTTGTGGCTGAGTATCAAGAGAAGGAAACAGAAAATGAAAGTAACTGAAAGCGGCTGGTACCGCACACGGGATGGCAGGTTGGCGGAGGTGGTGGTTAGTGATTTTAAGCACGGTCGGCCTGTGATTGGTTATATCATTGGCGAGGGTTTTTATCTTCAGTGGGCGCTTACTGGGGATTGCGATGCCGTCATTGACCATGCAGACGACCTCGTAGAATACCTTGGTAAGGAACGGCCAAAGCAAAAGAAGACGGTTAAGATGGCTCCGGCTTTATTTTATTTTGACGGAATCTATGGTGTCTCGACCCACCTCTACAAATCGGAACAGCAAGCAAAAAGCCAGCTTTCAATCTTCGTCCGCTGGCTCATAGACACCCACGCGGTTGAAGTGGAGGTGGAGGAATAATGGCTAGGGGAACAAAAAGAAAAAGCAAGACTTATGAAGCTGAGCGCCTATTAACTCCTGAGTTTCTAAACCAAATATTGTTTTATAAAGACGGAAACTTATATTGGAAACATGACAGAAGGAATATGAAGCTTGCTAACAAAAAAGCCGGGTCTCCCGATGGTTTTGGTCATATAATAATAGGCATAAACTATGTTAAATTTGCCGCGCACCGCCTTGTATGGATTATGTTTCACGGTAAATCCTGTGAGCATGATATTGATCATATAAACAGAGATCCAAAAGATAACAGAATAGAAAACCTTAGGCCCACAAATGATATGTTAAACAGGGCTAACGCAAAATTAAACGACAAAAATAAAAATGGATTTAAGGGTGTTTGGTACAGGCATGACAGAGGCAAATATGCTGGAATAATTAGGGTAAATAAAAAAATAAAATACCTCGGTCATTACAATACAGCAAAAGAAGCCGCGATAGCATACAACAACGCAGCGCTTATGTATTTTGGAGAATTTGCCTCCATTAATAAATTTAAGGATTAACGCTCATGTTTTTAGAAGACATTCTTCCGCAGATTCGAGCCGGACGGAAGGCCAGGCGAACATCGTGGGAAAGCGGCACGAATCCCATCACCACCTCGTCAACGTGGATTGAGTTTTCACAAATAATGGCAGACGACTGGGAACTAGTGCCGGAGCCGAAGCCAAAAAAGTTTCAATCTTGGGTTAAGCTTTACGATAACGGATCTGTTTTTGGTTACAACTCCCTGGAGGAAGCAATGAAAAGTTTGACTTTAGCGGAGCACAACGGAAAGGCAAAGCTAGTCGAAACCCGCGAGATTGAGTGGAGCGTGGAATGAAGCTACACGAACTAACTCCTGTTCTACTTAATGGCGGGATCATCAGAAGATCGCACTGGCCAAAGGGAATGATATTCATCGGCGAGAACGGTTTTGAATGGGTGACTGATTATGTTGCTGGTTCAGAATATGATCTAACTATGAGTGATCTTGATGCTGACAATTGGGAAGTTGTAAATTTGAAGGCAAACATTGAAGACTCGTATGAGGGTTACGAATAATGGACTTTGCAGACGCACACCGCCGAGCTTGGGAACATCAAGACCATAAACGGCATGCTTGGGACATACTCATAGAGCAGTCAGAAAAGCTGTCTTGTGGGCGTCGCGGGTGCATCTATGCTCTTAAAGACAGTAGTCAACCGAGTGAATGCGAGTGTCACCGCATGTTGGTGGATAGGGAATTCTTTACAGACTTAGCAAATTATATCAAAGGAAACTTTGAAAGCATAATCCCTCTGGCTACATCAAAGGCATTAGCTGATGAGCGGTTTTATAGTCTTATGTGTCCTAAGGATGACAAATGAATTGGGTTCCATCATTTCTGTATTTTTGGGTTCTTGCCAATCCTAAAAATAGAAGAAGGTTGCGATATCGAGGGACTACGTCCATGCACTACGTCCGCGCACAGCAATCGATAAAATATATGGACACTGAGCTTGTAATGCGTGGGGCCGGTTTTAAACATGAGCAGGATTCAGACGTAGTAATGCAGATAATTAGGAAGAGCAAAAATGAAACATAAAGCAATCCTAGCACTCCAAAAAGATGGCAAGGTTTTTGTTTGCGAGACTGTGGTTGAGTGTCAGTTTTGGAAGTTGCACAAGGACACTGTGGGGATGCGGGAGATAGAATGGGAAACAAAAGAGCCCGTCCGAGTTGCTGATTATTTGGTGCCTTTTGGGCGACATATTTACGACAACAAGATCTATGACAAACAAACCCACCCCACCGGCCAGCAACCAGAGGGCAGCGTGATGGTGCCAGGAAGTGAGAAGGATCAGGAATGAAGTACGTCTTACCTATCGGCCTTGTAGCCGGAACGGAAACTACCTGCAACTCCTGCGCCCTACTCGACAAATACAAAAGAGAATGCAGAGTGCCGCGCTGGAATGTCGAAAAACAATTTAGCTATATGCAGCCGATTATTTATTGCAACAAACTCAAATGGAACCGGCCAGAAGATTGTCCGCTTGAGCAGGTTGAAAGGTGGCCGAATGAGCGAGATTAAGCGGTACAGTCCCGCCATTGATTATTGGTACGAAGGAGTGGATGAATTTATTAGTCCAGTAATGAATCAAGAACCCAACGGCGAATGGGTTCGCTGGGAGGATGTCAAGCACCTGATCCAACCAACTGCCGAGGATTCCTCGGTACATGTGCCAAAGCATTTCCATGTTTTTATTGGCGAGGACTATTACCCTGGGTGTGGCTTGCAAGACTATCGGGGCAGCTATGAAACATTGGCCCAGGCATTAGAGAACGCTAGAAAAATGAAGTATGTCAAGTTTGCGCTCGAAATCGACGCGGGCTATGCGTGTGTTTTGGAATCAACCCGCGAAGGTTTGAAAATTCGCCTAGCAAAAGGGTACGGCTACGGTGATTTTTTTGGCGACGAGGGGCCGCCCGATGGATGTCTAGTGGAGGACGAACGTGAGTGAATTTCCTGGGGTCTCATGCGCAAGATTGCAAAATGAACTGTGGTGCGTCACTAACCTAATCCATCACATGGAAATATTTCTAAACGAAGCCGACGAATCAAAAGTTGGCGATATTCGGCATAACCTTGCTTGCATGCAAACAATTAAAGAAGAGATCGAAAAGGAGCTTGTGTCCAGAAATTCTGACGCAAACAATTTTTTGTCCGACGAAATGCCAAATACAGGACACAAATGACCAGCCGCCCCCAGCATAACCGGGTATAACGAGGGATAACTATGGAACCATACATAACCTTTGAAGGATGTAGAATAGCCTGCTCTGCTATTGAGTATATCCCGTCACCAGTTCAGAGCGGCGCTGGTTTCGCTGTAGAGTTTCATCTTAAGAGCGGAAAGATGCTTGAAGTCATGTTTGCGACAAAAGAAGAAGCGGAGGACGGCATCAAAGAGTTAGATGAACTCTTCATGGAACGATACAGCGACTATCGCAACGGTCTTGTGGAGTGCTTATCAATTGACCTAAAGGGTCATCTTTACGATGTAATAGCAGAGATAAAGGAGGCATGGACAGGTGAGACGCCCCCATGATCAATACTTCACGCCCGCAAGTGCCTGCGAAGTGCTAGACGATTGAGCAGAAGGGTGTTATTGTTAGCCCCAATAGCTCTCAAAAATGACGCACGCGCCAAAGTTTGAGATCAATTCGATCCTGTAATGACTGAGTGCAATAGCCGCTTCATTGCAATCCTGTTCAGACTCATAGCGACCGGTATGAACGTATCCATCCACCATGACGCTATTCGGATCAAAACTGTACAGCGCAAAACTCATTTGTCAGATCCTGTGATCATAAATTCTGCCAGGGTAATCCCCGTTCCTGCTGCCGATACAATGCCGCGAACAAATGCCCACTTCTCATTCTGTACTTTAAGGTGCGCAATTCCCGCAGACGTTGTTAGCGTGTTGGCTGTCGTGTGCCAGTTGACGTTATCGTGTGAAAACTGCAGCGTGATAGTTGCAGGTGTCGTCTGAGCTGTACAGCGGATCAATGCATTGAAGTTTAGGCAACCAATTACGCCAATTGCCGCTGATGTAGAGTTGAGAGTATTGGGAACAATAGTGCGATCAACTAGCTGCCGTAAAAACTGTGCTGGGTTATGAGACTGCATACGGTTGAGTGAACGGGTGAAAGATGGTGTTGTTCCGCCCACTGTCTGCACGTATCGAACGCGGTTTCCCATGAGAGTAATCGTTGGGGAACGGTAGATACCTGCGGCTGTAATACGCGGGAAATCGTAAACTTTGAACCAGTTTGTGCCCGTGTCGTCTGATTCTTCAATCGATACGTCGAGAGTGGGCGTTGTGCCCGATACTGCTGTTACAGGGATATTGACTTGGTAGCTAATGCCTTGTGCAGGAGTAATCGCCGCGGTGGTTGTACTTGTTGTGAGAGCTGCAGTAACGATATCTGCTGCTGAAATTGGTATCTGTAATCCTCCAGCGGTTAATGTAACGGCAGGAGTATTGGCTACAAATACCGGCAGCAAAGATCCGTTTCCTTGCGCCTTGACATCATTGACCACAACAGACGATGCGGCATAGTTCTCGACCGATGCCATACCTAAAGTCCAGGTCGTAGTCGACGCCGGTGCTGTTGAACCATTAACTGATCGAATCTGCAAAAACAGTGATGTCGATTCTTCTGGCAGGTTGATAACACGAGAGCCGCGCTGAGTTGTCTGCTGTCCAGTTGCCGATGCAACCAATAAATCACTCACATAAGCCGCGCCGTCATTGTTAGACATGACGATCATGTGTCCGGGGGAGGCCGTGGTATTGATTGTTATCGCGCCTAAACCTGTTGACCATCCGCGCCGTTGTGCATCATAGTTAGTGCTGGTTGCGGTTGTTCCCGTGTATTGTATCTGGTAATAGTTCCATCCAAACAGCGAACAGGTTCCCGATCCGCTTGCTGGCCAACCCGCAACGGTAAAGGTCACGTTATTTCCGGCTACAGAAGCAATCGCATAACGTCCGGGAACGGCTGTTGCGGAAATGTTCTGAACAGCGCCGACATACATTGATTGGCCCACGTTGGCCGATGTAAATGGATTGCTTGGGATAGTCACAGTGATCGAAGTAGCTGAGTTGACCGTCACAGCAAGGTTATCGCCAATGACGTCAACCAACTCAAGGAAGAAGTTCTGGTTGGCGATTCGCTGCGATAAAATTGTTTGGATGCGCGATATCAAAGAACCGCTAAATGACGAAGTCGATCGGAGAATCGTTTCGGAGTTTGCCGTGGTCCCCGTGGTGAGAACCAAGTTACCGGCAGACTGCGAGACTCCCTGGCCGCTACCCGTCTGGATCGTGTTAAAGAAAGTGGGGTCGACGTTAGCTAGTACCGATGCAAAGGTTGTCCTAAATAAATTCTGTTGGGCAGGAGCGCAGATAATTCCCGATGACCCGCGTGCTGCAGGTACTGTCGAGGTCTGTTGCGATGAAATAACTACGGGTTGCGAGTTAGCGTTATTTGCCTGCCCCAAGGACGGCGTTTTTGTATTGATTGCCGCTAGGGTTGTTTCTGTTGCAGCGCCTGTTGGTAGCGGAAGTGATGCAGCGCTAACAGGAACTGCGGGCTGGTTTGATGCAATAACAACTCGCTGAGTGCCTGCCGTTGCGTTTCCTGTATTGACTGCAGGCGCGGTGCCATTAATGCCAGTGAGATTGACATCACCGCCTCCACCGCCTCCACCACTTGCCGGTAAATGGGTATATCCTGATGTCATTTTAGACTCCCTTGGTTACTATTTTGCCGGTCAAGGTTCCTGTGCCGGAAGTAAATGTGTACTTTAATCTAATAAAGCCTGTATTCAGGTCTGCGATATTATAAATCCAATCACCCTCTCCGGTCACAGTTACCGAGCTGCCTGCAACAGTCACCCAATTCTGACTAGCAGCGGGCACAATCTCATCATCGGTAGCTTCTACCGTCATGGTGCCCTCCGGAGCTCCAGTGTATTTGAACTGTAGCGATGCACCGTATACTGTGCGAATATCAATGCTATTTGATGTTAGATTAGCCGCCATGGAGCTAGACGACGCGCCCGCGTCAGTCACAAATGATAGATCAACAGATAGAAAGCGCATTTGCTATCTCCCATGCAGTTTGATGTATGTGTGAGATTCTAGCGCATTTTGAATAGATAGTGAAACAACTTGGGAAATTTCATCAGGAGTAAATTCAATATCATTATCAGCAAGAGCTGCCTCTATCTTGGACAAAAACAGCTCGCATAAATATTCTTCTAGCTCACTCACTCTTCCCTTCCAGCAGAGCGTCAACACATAGGACGACTGCTGGAACACAATACTTCAAAGCACGCTCTTTTGCAGAGGCAATTTCTGACACCGTCAATTCTTCGTCTTTCACGACTTTCTGGGCAATCTTAGCGAGGGATAGCTTCTTGGCCGCATCAATGCCCTCTTCATTCACAAGTAGCACTTGATAGAGCAACTCGCCTAGTGTGCTGTCCCCTACCTTCTCGCCCTTTGGATCTGTCAATGCTGCACTGTAATCTATCTTCATATCGTCTCTCCTTTGTTGTGAGTCATGAAAATAGCACGGGGAGCTATGGCGTCAATAGGCTTATGTAGCTGCTAAATATGAGCCGGTTATATAGAATCCACATGCGGCATCAACAGCAAGAGCCGTTCTTGCGCTTGATCCTGGAACAAATGTCGCTAAGTCCATGTAACTTGCGTTTTGAGGCACTGACGCAATAACTATACTATTTGCTGGGTGCGTTAAGTTGTTGTGAATAATACTAGTAATAACATAGTCTCCGGTTGCATTTTTAGAGGTGAATGGTAATTGACCTATTCGCATGTTGCCGGTTCCGGTATGCGCCGACCACTCAACATAAAGCGCAAAAAACACTAGGTCGCCAATTTTTGTGTACCTACCAGTTTGAGAAGAATATGTTCCCGCACCGTTTAAAGTGGTCCCGGTCATAATCGGCGTGAACGTCCCCTCCTCATAGTCATCTAGCGTATTAACATCAGCCGATGAGTTCTGAACAGCAGGGAACGTCAAGCCATGGGTAACGCTAGCGCGACCGTTGACAATGCAGTTTAAGTTAGTTGAAGCATTAGGCCCCGCCGTCACCTGGCCCGCCGTCCCAATACTCAAGCCAGTTACCGCACCATTGTTACCAACAGTGAAGTCTATGCGGTCAGATGTTCCGATGCCCGTTGTGCTCTTGATTGTGAGCACCTGTGAGACGCTAGATCCACCAACAATCAATGGGCTAGTAACAGACGTTGCAAAGGTTGCAGCACCCGCCTCGGTAATTGTCGGCCCGTTGCCAACGGTCCAAGTGGTGCCAGATACTGTTAATCGCTGAGTGGCCGCCGTTCCACCTGTTATTGCCACGCCTGCACTAAATGTTTTCAATCCGCTGAATGTCTGAGCGCCTTCAAGCATGGCTATAGAGCCGGTGGTTCCGACGTCTGGGAACGAGTATGTTCGAGCTGCTGCTGATGTGCTGCTATTTAAAGTAAGTTGGTTTACTCCGCTTGCAAGTACTAGCTGGTTAGATGCTGGGTTAATAGTGACGGCAGAGCTAAAGGTCTTAGCGCCTCCAATAGTCTGAACCGCTGCTGTCATCACAAAATCAGCAGCACCTCCTGCATCGATAATATTGTATGTTCTACTGGCGGCAGGAGCTGCAGAGTTGATTGTCGTGGTGTTAGTGACACCAAGCACTAGTTGATTAGTAGTTGGATTGATGACTACGCCAGAGCTGAAAGTCTTAGTGCCGCCTATTGTTGAGTTACCGGCGCTCATAACGAAAGCAGCCGCTCCACCCGCATCAGGTAGTGAATAGGCTCTGTTAGCGGCAGGAGCGACAGGAGTAATAGTATACTCATTACCGCCGAGCGTTGCGCTCATGTAGAGGCTTGTTATAACAGATGCGCCTTGCTTGAAGAACATAGTGTCTTCAAACAACTGCGCTCCTCTGTTAAGAATAAAAGTAGATCCAGCAGCAATTACTGGAATGGTGAGCGTCTGCGCCCCTGTTGGCACGTTAGCCTCAATGGTTAGCACATTAGCTGTACCATTATTGAATTTGAAGCCTGTTGAAAAATCGGACAGCGTCATGCCCGTTACTGAGGGCGTACCGCTCCAGGCTGGAGTAGTGCCATTGGTCACAAGCACCTGATTGGCCGAGCCAACGCCAGCGTCCTTGATAAGCTTACCTGTCGCTCCATCAAACAGAGCTAGGCCATTATTCACAGAGCTCGCTGGCCCCACTACGTCACCTGTGCCGCCACCGCCTCCAGTTACGGGATACTTTGCAAAAGTCATTGGCCGTGTCCTTTTCCAAAGAAGTCAACAGCAGCTGTGGCGGTTCCAGATGTGCCAGTGTATCGCAGTGCCATAAACTGATTATCTATTTCGTCTATGTTGGCAGTGTGAACACCGGAAGCGCCAGACACCGAAAGAGTAGCTGACAAAGTCAACGTATTGGCATCTGCTTTTGATTTCGTATTGCTCACCAGCACCGTAACAGTACCAACAGGGCTAGAACCGCCAGACCATACAAAGCTAAAGCTGCCTTTAGTAAGCTGACTTACATCAACCCAGTCAGTTGTTACGGTCGTATTGCTGAGAGCCTGTGCAGTCCACAAGCTCTTCTTGATGACGTTCATTCCCATATCTACACCCTCTGCTGTCTGTCTGAGGCTTTCATATCTCTGAATGCAATCTGCTGGCTTCGTGTGATCTGCTGAGTCGGCTGTGTCTGCTGCTGTTCTTGCGGGGCATTATAGCTCATAATGCGCGCAAGGTAATCAGGCTGCATCGCCTTTGTTGACGGTATGTCAAAGAGCAGTCCGAGCTGCACGCGTTGTGCATAGGGAATCTTATTGCCGCTATCCACAAGTGACTGCATAACCTTGCCTAGAACATCGTCATACATCTTTGGATAAACGGCCTTGATAGCTTCTACCGTGCGCGGGTTGATGCTAGCAGTCTCAATCTGTTTGATGAGCGTCTTGGGCTTAAAAACAGCTTGTGCGTAATCGCTGTATTCCATGAGTTCAACTTTTGACGGCGTGAAGTCATCGCTGCTCAGTGCGTCTGCGTTATATGGGTCTTTTGGGATCTTGGAATCAAGGAAAGCGACGCCTCTATTGATTGCGCTGAATGCCTCGATGGTCATCCGAGGAGCCTCTGTGATACCCTCTTCGCCTACCTGGTCAGCAATGCGCTCAAAAAGTGCCTGAGGATCTTGCATAAGAGCGCCTAGCTTTTTGCGATGCTCCTTGAATGCCTTCTCATCTGTCTCTTGCTGTCTTTCGCCTGGCTCGATGCGCAGACGGTCACGGATAATAGTCTGTCGGGCAGCGGGTAATGCTTTGGGGATTATGCCCTGACGTATAGCTAGCTTGGTGTCCAGGTTGCGAAAGCGAGTAGCTGCGTTGGATGCCATCTTATCAAAGCCATCTGCAGCATTGCGCATGGCTAGGATGTACCGAGCCATGGACTTGGGATTTTGCACGGTAGCGCCTGCGAGAATGCCGCCTAGGAGTCCAGGAATACCGCCCACCGATCCGCCTGCAGCTGCTCCAATAACTGATCCAAGCATGCTCCGGCCAGTTTGTGGCTGTAGTCTATTGAGCAATAGACCGGCAGCCCTTAGTTCTGCAGTCTCATCAAAGGCTGTGGAAAACTTACCAATGCGCTGGTCTGCTGTCTGTGAGAATGCCGATACGCGCTGATTAAAGTCAGTTGCTGCCTTGATGTCGTCTTGAACGTTCTTTATCTGTTTTTGCAGAAATTCGATCTTGACCTGCTTGGCCTGTGCTCCTTTGGCATTTGCCGGTATGCGCTCAACCTTGGCTAAGTCTTTTTGCAGCTCAAATAGTCGGTTTTCTGATGGCGCTAAATCAACAGCCTCAAGAGCATCTTTTGCTTTTGTTGCCTTAGCTGTTACATTAGTTAATGCTTCTGCTCGTTTGGCATTGCGCATAGCTTCTGGGTTAGTTATGTATGACTTCACTTTCCCAAGGTCTGGCACATACTCGCGGGCATTCATAGTTTCGCCCTGCTTGATGCGGTAGAATGTGTCTATGACCTCATCAGTTGAGCGAATGGATGAGCTAATGGCGTCTGCTCTTTTTGCCATTGCTGCGCCAAACTTGCCGAACACCTTCTCGTCTGTTGTTGTCTCTCTTACCTTGCCCCAGAGATCTTTGACTTGCTTCATGGTGTCATGAAGTGGCCTATTTTCTATCTGCAAGTCTGCCATTGATTTTCTTTGAGGCAACTTAAACATAGGCGCTAATTCGTTCTTGTAGGTCGTCATCGCTTGCGCAACTTCGGAAGGAGTCTTTGCCGCAAACACTGCCTGGGAGTATCTGTCGGCAGCATTTGCCATGTCGTCAATTGTTGCGTTATCAAAGACAGTATAAGACTTATCCGCATTTGCCTTGCGCATTGATGCAAGCAGCTCATCTGTATCGTTGACTAGCTTTTTGCCAGCTGCTTGCGTCTTAAAGAATAGCTCTTCACCCTTCTTTTGCGCTTCCTGCACAAGTTTAGGAGCATTGATAGGAGCGCCTTCTTGTAGTAATTCCGTGCCGTATTTTATAGCCTCTTCATCGTCTAGCTCTTTGAGTACCTGCTTGACTGGCTTGGCCGCTTCATTGTCAAGCATACGCCCTTGAATGCGTGCCTGTTCATTGGCCAACTGTGATAGCTCTTTGTTAAATCCGATGATGTCGTCAAAGTTCTTTGTAGCCTCTTTGACAAGGATCTTATCGTCGCCCATTGTCTTGAGCGTATTGCGCAAAAACTCCTCGCCGTCTTTGGCAAACATCTTTTTAACGAGTGGATTACCGTCTAGACCCCTAAGCTTATCGATGGCTGTGCCGTATACTTCGGACAGTGTGCCAGCTAGTTCGTCTAGGCTTTTGGGAACTATCTTGCTATTGGCAAGGGTCGTTAGTGTCTTGTCTGTGGCATATCTTGCGCCTTCAATGGCCCCACGCCCTACTCCTGACAATGAACCGCCAATCAAAGCGCCTATGCCAATATTGCTCATCGCTTTTTGCATAGACAACTCAGGATCAGACATAGCCGCTTCTGAGAGTGTCTGGCCTACTCCAAACAATGCGCCCTCTGCAGCGCCTCCGGCAACAGCTCCGGTCATTTTGCCAAGAGCAGCGCCCGCGCCTAGTCCTGTAACTGCAGTTTTAGCAGCTCCTGCAGCCTTTGCGCCTAGCTTTGCTACAGCCGCAACGGGAGACAACGGAGTGAACATTCCAGCAACACCGCCGACAACTTCGCTCGCAAGTGTTGCGCTGGGATTATATGTTTGGAGTTCTCTAAGAGCTGTGGCAGTGTCTTCGTTGCCAAAAGCTCTGATAGCTACGTCTGAAAGGCCAACGGTAGCGCCACGCAAGCCACCGACAACAGCAGCCGTTACGGGGGCATTGTAAGCATCTTTTTTGATCTGTTCGATAGTCTGCTGGGTATCAAGTCTGCGCTCGTCTGCTGTCTGGTAACGCACACCGTCACGGATAGCATTAGGCAATAGCTCCGAATCCATTTCGCCAAAGCTACCATCAGGCAAGGTAACGGGTATCTTGACGCCTGGACGAAGTTCAAAGTTACCTGTCGCCAATGTTTCATTGACTAGGTTATCTGCTACGTTAAATGTTTTGCCTGTTGACTTATCGCGTAGAATCATTTCTGTGCCGCCCGCGTCTTCGGCGCTTCTCCTGGGTTGGTGATGCCATACTGCTTGCGTAGCCGATCGTTCTCTTCAGCGCCTGCAAACATGCGCTCAACATTGGGATCTACATACTGCATGCGAGTCTTGACCTTGTTACCAAAGTCTTGATTAGTATCGGCAAGGAATGACTTCATTGTGTCGAGAGTTGGGTCTGTGCCGCTCAGTGCAGATATAGGGTCCCTAAACTGTGTTGGGTCTTCTGGCACAACGGGATCGATCAGTTTGTAGTCAGTATTAGACAATACACCAAGGCTAGCTAGATTCTTGTAAGCGATGCGCAATTCACTTGCTATTCGTTTAGCGTTTGCAACAGCTGAGCGGTCTAGAACTTGACCGCCACCCGCTTTCTCTCGCAAAGCTATGAGTTGAGCCATTCGGTCATCAAACTGCTTTTTAGCTTCAAGGCCAGCCTTCAAGTCTTTAGCGTCTTGGTCTGTTAGAGCAACACCAATGCCTGGCACCATGAGTTTTTTAAGTTCTTTGGTTTTTTCGTCTTGCTTTTCAATAGATTGCTTCAAAAGATTATTGCGCTGTGCGGCTTTTGATTCTTCAATGTTAAAAAGCTGCATCTTGTTATTAGCTCGCATCTGCTGGAGCTGGCCGATAGTATCAAGAGCCTTTGCCTTTGCCTCTTCTGTTCCATAGCGCAAACCCATGACCTCTACTTGTCGCTGTACACCAGCTAGATAGGCATCTTTTTGTGCAATTTGTGCAGCTACCTTGTCATCAAACTTGCGGTAAACATCGTTGAGGATTTGCCTTTGCATAACAGACTGGCCACGCAGATTCTCGATATCCTTTTCCTGCGAAGCAATATCGCGGTCTATGGCGTTATTGATGATATTCAGTGCTTGATTGGTTTGGCTGCCAGTTAGAGCTCTGCCAATCTCACCAAAGGCAATGGCAATGCCTGCCATGATCTGCTTACCTGTGGAGCCTGCAAAAAGGCGATTAGGATCAATGCTTGACTTGGCTACCTTTTCATTGATCTCTGCAAGCTTGCTTTCTACTCCAGTAATCGCCTCTTGCTTGCGTGTCTGCTCGTTTGCAATATCGTATTCATATTGCCCAACGCGCTGCTCTTGCTGTGCTCGCGCCTTTATTTCGTCTTCTGCTCTACTTTTTGCCGCCTTAGCAAGATCTTCTGCTGCCTTCTGCCTTGTGGTTAATGACTGGTCAAAGCCTGTGGCTATATCTTGTGGCGCTACGCTAGCAGCGTATGGCTGCATAAGTTGCATTTGATCTTGTGGCTGTTGCAGCTGCTGAGCTTGTGGCAAGTCTGCAAGTGATTGAATATTTCCAGAAGGGTCTGGCCAAGAGTCTTTGCTCGTGTTGATTCCCGCCTCTGCAAGTGTTTGCGGCCCGGGTAGAACTGGTGCAGGAGGTAAAGGCATGGGAGCTGATGCCACCGGCGCAGGCGTCATCTGCGGCGCTGTGGCCTGTGCAATCTGGTCTGCAAATGATTGCGCTTTGGTAGGCGATAGACCTGATTTAGAAATACGCCCGCCCGTGTCTGTGAGAAAGAATTTATCGTCTTGACCAACTACCGGCATCGTTACACTCCCAGCTTGTTCAGACGTTGATTAATGTTGGCGAGTCCAGAGAGTGCAAGCAAGAAGCCGCGACTAGAATCTACCATCATACCGTCTGGCCCATCGATAACTGCCGTCTTGCCCATCTTGGTTTTGGCTAAGTCTTGCGCCATTGGTCCGTATTGCTTTCCTGGAGCTGTGCCTGCTTGCGTTGTGTCTCTGTAGCTGTACTCATTGTCTGTCAGGGCATTCAAAAAAGCCTGTGTCTCTTTGTTGACTTTGATGTCTTTCTTCATGTTGCGGTCTGATGCTGCTGCCGCTGCAACTGGAGCTGCTGCTGCTGCTCCACCCGCTCCCCCAGCCGCCCCTGCTCCTGAAAGCGCAGACGCCCCCATTGAAGAGCCTCCACTAATGAGGCCACCAATCAGCTCGCTGCGTGCTTTAGCGCTCTGGCTGTATCTCTGTTGCTCTAACCCAGCTAGTCCGCTGTAGGCTCCGAGTTGTTGACCGAATAACCCTGCGGCTAGCTGTGAGTAATCGATTTGTCCTTGTTGCTGTAGTCCTGCTGCGCCGAATTTAAGCTTCTCTTCTTCAATGAGGGCTTGCAGTATTGCTTGCTGATTCTGAATACGGGTTTGTTGGTCTATTTGCGCCTGAGTAATAGCGCGCTCTTGTCCAAGGCCTGCCATGGTTCCAGATCCCTGAACAAACGTATTGATAGCGTTTTGTTTAGCTTGTTTTCCTGCCGCGTCTGCTTCAAGCGTTGTAGCTCCAGCCTGCAATGCAGATGTTCTAGCCATTTGCTCTTGCTGCAATGCGCCTTGCAAGAATGCCTGCTGTGCTGCTTGTTGTTCTTGAGCTCTGAGCTGTGCTGCTTGATTAGCTGCAGCTTGCTGCATTTGAGCACCCTGCATCTGAGCGCCGCGCATAGCCGCAGGAGAGAATCCTCTGCTAGCTGCTGCGGTCATTTGGGCTTGGATAGACTGGTCAATACCTGCCTGAAGTTGTGCCTGTGCAGCTGAAGGACCTTGTCCCATTGCTGCTTGCTGCATCATTGAAAAGGCCTGCGGTGAATATTGCCCTTGCTGCTGAGCAGCCGCAAGATAGCTAGCAATCCGCGGGTCCATGACTCCGGCTTGCTCAACATTTCCCCGAGCGGTGCCTACTGCGTTTTGAAGATCACCCCAGCCTTGGCCTTGTTGAACAACAGCAGGATTTATTTTTTGCGCAGTGATTGCGCCGGGAGTATACAGCGGAACTTGTTTGTTTGCGAACTGTTCACCGAGTTGTCCTACGCGCCCTGCGGTTGCTTGCACTTGGGAGGTGTCGGCTTTCTTCACCGTAGTAGGGTCAATTTTAGTAAAGAACTTACCTACCGATCTACTCGGATCAAGCTCCGCGGCTCCCCTTGTGAACCAGTTATCACCCATTAGACTGCCCTCCCTGTTGACGCCCTACGCCCAGCCCCTGGAATAGCGCCGACCTCTGCGGTAACTGCGTTGATAATGATGCCACTATTGTTTGCTGTGTGTGATAGTTCGATTTGCATTGTCTCACATTTTTGCTTGCTTGGCCTTATCTCGAGGCTCATTTTATTGCCTGACACTAGTGCAGTCTGTGCAATGGTCTGCGTGTCTGTTGCCGTAGTGTTGGCGTCAAAGTAATTTTTAACCGTCACAGTGCCCGCTTCGTCAGCAAGACTGCGCCCGGTAGCTAGGATTTTATAGACGCGCTGGTAGCCTTGTATTCCCGCAAATTGGAACTGCCCAAGCTTGATGAGCTGCTGATAATTTGACGCGTCATCCTGCCAGGTGCCTGCAGTGAGTTTGAGAATCTTTGTTGTGTTGATGAGATACAGCACGCCCGATTCATAAAGAATATCGACCGGGTTTGTTACGGTCCATTCGTACCATGAGCCTGTTGTAATAAAGAACGCCCAAAGCTTTGTTGATGACAGAAAATAGACGCAGTTATTAACCGGGTTATATGCCGAGCTAATGACCGTGCCTTCTGACTTGTACAATGGACGCCCGACAAAGCTAACATTCATTCCCTTATCAACAAGATAGATACCTTCCTGTGACTGGAAGAATACGCCTTGAGGAGTCTCAGTAATAGACCTGGCACTGATGCAACCCATGCCTTGGAAAATGACAGCGGGAGAGCTCCAGCCACCGATAAGGTTTTCGCCAGGTCCGTCGCCCACAATGACCATCACGCAGAACTCTTTGAACACTACAACCTTGTCATCGAGTGCAGCGGTGCCCACAAGAGCGCCGTATGACCGGCCTACATTAATAGTTAGCAAGTCAGAGAACTGGGGAATAAAGCCGTCGCGCAACTCTTTGGAGAACCAGAGCGTATCGGCTGATCCCGTCTCAAAGGTCCATAGTCTATTCTTTGCTGCGCCAATCCAGTTGCTATTAGGCGGGTTGATGTTCT